GGCGACGGTGATTTCAGTTTGCATGGGTGTCAAGCCAGCGCTGCACCCTGGGCGGTATTGATTCTGCCTTGAAATAGCGGATGTGCCACGGTTCGGCGCCAGACCTAAATTCCCAGCTGAATCCGAATGTTAGGCAGTTGGCTTCCATCCACTGCAAACGGTCGCCCGAAGCCTCTGACACGTCAACAGCGAGCCCGAGGTTATGTGTGCTTGTGCCCGGTACGGCCATAGGTGCCAGCCCAGGCTTCAGATACCAGCGTTGGCCTTTCCATGTGCGTATTGATGTGCTGTTGGCAATTGGGGCTGTGGTGTATCGAGCCAGAAAGCCGCGCTCTTGTGTCGCTAAATCGCGGTATGTGTCGCCATGACTTGTCGGCTTGAACGGTCTGATGCCATCAGCGTGCGCTTGGCGTCGCATCGCTTCCCATGCTTGAGCGGCCAGCCAATGCAGCCGGCCGTAGGGCCGTATTGAGCGCAGTAGGTAGGCAGGGATTTCGCCTGGTGTCACGTTGGCTAGGTCGGCTGGTAGCCGCACCGGCCTGACTTCACGGCTCACTTGCGGCCGTACCTATGGTCTTTCGTGTTTGCCCAGGCGTAAATCAGCGGCAGTACCGCTGCCAAGCCGGCTTTTAGCGCGCCTTCGAGATCGTAACCGCTTGTGATAAGCACGGCGACGCTTCCAGCGACGAAAGCTTTGGCCCAGTCCTCTAAGACGTGCTGCCACTTCATTAGCCCACCAATGCTTTTATTTCGGTTTCCGTCAAACCAAGCGCAGCGAGTTTGGCGCGTGCCGATGCGCGAGCAGCAGATTGGTCAGCCAACGCAGCATCTAGCTCTTGCTGCTGAATTAAAGCTTGTGCCGATTTGGTTTCGTATTCGGCTTGCTCCGCCGGTGTCATCGGGCGATCGACGCCGTTGTCATTTGTGATTAGTGTGGTCATGTTCGGTACCCATAAACGGTGTAATGGCCACTCATGGTGTCGGTGGCGAGTGTGATTTGAAATCCATCATAAGCAGTAGCGGTGCTGTGATTACCGGACATCAGGTAATTTCTGGGTGACGTGTATGCGCCGCTTGATTGCGACACAAGTGCGTTGAATGTCGTACCCGTCGCCACGTTTGGCTGGTAAATCTCAATGCTCGAAGTCGAATTGAACGCGCCATTGGTTCGAGGGCAAAATGGCATTGAGGTTCGACCTGTTGAACGGAACGCGCTGGCTGTCGTACTTTCTCCAGCAATCCATTGCAAATTGTAATTCGTCGCAGCATTGACGCCGCCGACACGCAAAAAGAACTCGGAATCAGCAGTCGCGCCACTGGTCGTGTAGTTGACCACCACGCGGTAAAACTCATAGCCGCTGACAAATGCGTTGTCGACGGTGATTGAGCTAACGGAACTAAAAGTCGTTTTGGCTTTAGTGACTAATACAGAATCGGTGGTTCCCCAAGTGACCCATGCGCTGCCGTTGTAGGTTTGCAGGCCTGTGCCCTCGACGTAGCACAGTTGGCCTTCGGCCAGCGTTTTTTCGCCTGTGCCGCCAAATGCTGCGTCGCGCGTCACGGTTGAAGCGAACACTGGAACCCCGGTGCGCGCCGACTGATTCATCTGATCAGCGGTCAACACCTGGCTGGCGGTAAATGTTGGTACGGCTGTTTGAGCGTTGGCACCCATGAGGTTTCCTATCCTAATACGTTGTTGGCATCAAGTACGCCGTATGTGGCGTCATCAAGTATGAGCTGATAAACGATTGTTGTCGGGCTGGTGTAATACGTGATTCGGTGGCCTCGATTGACGTCAATGACGCCCTGAATGCCCTCAACGAACAATTCCTCCGCAAGTGGCGTGCCCAGACCAGGAATGGTTTTTTCGATGCTGATGGTGTCACCAATGTCAATGGTGGCTGCGTCGTCGCGTTGCGTTGACGTGAGCAAACCAAACCAAGTAGTCACACTGGTGTACCTGGGCGCTGGATCAGGTTCAAGCAGGTAGGCGGCCAGTGCGTCAATTTCGCCTTGCAGATGCAGCAAACTGTTGGTGATGCTGGTGCCCTGGATGAAGTATTTGGCGATACTGCCTGCATCGGTGTCGGTGGCTTCCTTGCCATCCAGCGCGCCGACATAGGCGCGGTTCACTACGTTGTCGGCATCAAATTCCACGTCGAGCGCCTCGTATTTGGCGCCGACGCCATCGTCAGCAAAAAACAGCACCGGGGCGCTAAGCGTGTTGCCGATGCGCTCTTGGAATGTGATTGTGCCATCACGAGCCACAAATAGGCGGCCTTGCTCGGCGTCGTTGATTTGCGTCAAGTATGCAAGCGTGTTGGTGCCCTGAGGCACCGTGTACGAGCTGTCGTGACCCAGATTGACCGTGCCAGTAGCGATACTGGTTGTGCCTGTGTAATCGACTTCGGGCAGTGCAAGCACGCTGGTAATGCGCTGACCTGATGTTTGTGCAGTGACGTTGTATTCATCAAGCTGGGTTTGTGCCAATTTGTAGAACTCGTCTGCGCATTGAACATTGACGGTGTTGTAACCAGCCAGTGCGAATTCGTACGTGTAACCAGTGACAATGCCTGTGAACAGGTATTCGCCATCGCGGCTGAGTCGCACTGATCGCATTGGCGCCAAGCCAGGCTCGCTGTTGGCTGGGTCGTAATAGGGGCTGGTGGTGTCGTATGGGCCGAGAATGCCTGTTTCGTCGCGCATTGAAAATGTCATGACGCCTGCACCAAATTGGTAATCGGATTTGCGTCGACCGCGCGAATAGGCCACAACGGTGACATATGGGGTTATGTCGGCGTAACTCGTATTAGGCCCAAGCGTGTACGTGGCATTGTTCAGCACGCCTTTTAGCGAATCATCAAGCGCAAAGCTATTGCTGTCAAACCCGGTGTCAAGCTCCAGCAGATAATCGCCTGATTGGACTACTGAGGATGCCATTACGCGATTTGCAGCTGTAACGGCCCACTGCGCCGGTTGTAATCAGTGAGAGCGTCAACGATTGCGTCGCCCAGGCTCGCTTCAGCGATGGCTGCGTTGACGATGACGGTAATGCCGCCAGTGTCGCTCAGCAGTGTCTGTTCGCCCAGGCCGCCGCCGATGCCGCCACCGCCACCACCAAAGAAACCTTCCTCAATCGGCAGGATGCCGACCATGCCTCGACCGAGGCCGCCGCCACCGCCGCCGACCGTGCCACCACCGCCGGCTCCGCCGCCTCCAGAGGGCGCAGGCAGGGTTACGGCTGGTGCAGGCACCACAGGCACCACAGGAGCCGCAAATCGCCTCTCGATGAGGTCTGGGCCGCTTGTGCCGCCGGGTGTGGCTGTTGCGCCACCAGCGCCGCCTACGTTGAAGCGCGGCAGATTGATTGCGTCAATGGGGCCGATGTTGACACCTGGCAGCAGGTTCAGGCCTTTGATGATCAGGTTCACCATGTCGACGTAGCGGTTGGCGATGTTTTCAAAGATGCCAATAATGAAATTGCCCATTGTCATGAAGGCGTTTTTGACGCTTCCTGTTTTCTCGACAAGCACCATGAATCCTGCGACGAGAGCTGCGACAGCGACAACGACCAGGCCGACCGGGTTGGCTGCCATGACCGCGTTCAGCACGATTTGGCTGGCCGTAATGACTTTGACTGCCGTGTTGAGCACGAGAATCGCGCTAGCCAGGGCGCCAACCGCGAGCATCACTTTCACGATGGTGTCGCTGTTGTTTTGCGCGTACTCGGCAAAGCGTTGCAGGTATGGCAGCAGTCTTTCAAGTATCGGCAGGAAGGCTGCGCCGATTGATTCTTTGGTTTCGCCAATGGTCAGCGCCAGGCGTTTCATGCGGCCTTCGGCGCTGTTTGCTGCGACTACGGCTGCGCCACCGACCGTTGCGTTGAGCGCCTGCATAATTTCATCAAGCGATGCACCGTCTTTGATTAGGCCGCGCACGCTTGGCACCAGATTGCCCAGGGCTTTAGTGTTGCCTGCGTAAGCCTTTGCTACGGCGTCAGTAACGGCGCTGAGCTCTGTGCCAGTAGCGGCCGAAATGTCTAGCGAAGCGTTGAGGAGCTCTTGGCTGTATTGCAGATCGCCTGTGGTTTGTACCAGAGTGGCTAGGGCTGGCCTGAGCACGTCGTCTGCGACTGCTGCGCTCATCATGGTGGCCTCTATGTAGGCCTCGGCAGCGCGCACGTTCGCTTCGCCAGCGAGCGTGTTCTTTTCAATGGCTAGGGCTAGCAGCTCTTGTGCTTTGGCATCCTCGATGGCTGCTTTGGTGGCGTCACCGATTACAACAGCCAAGCCACCGATAGCGGCTGCGGCCGGCAGCGCAGCTTTGCCCAGGGCGAACTGAGCCTTAGCGCCAGCGCCTTCAAGGCTCTTGAATTCGTTGATGGCCTTTGTGATGCCCTTCGAGTCGAACTCGGAGACAATGGGAATACTTACGGCCATTGGTACATCCTACGAACGGTTGACTGGTGCGGTCACCAGGTTGCGGTTGACTTCATCCATCACGCGCTCACACAAACGCAACATCTCCTCATCGACCTGCGATTTGTTTTTCTCATACGAAGGCCACATGACGCGCGAGGCTGATCCCCAGCGCTGAGACAGCGCCCTGGCTAATGGGTTGCTCGATTTGCGGCCGGCAATGTCAAAGGTTTGGTTGGCGATACCTGACCATACGAGCCTGAACGTGCCGACATTGACTTTGTTGCCCTGGTACTCCTTGACGCGGCGTGTGCTGATTTTGGCGACAAGAAATTTTTGCGCGATGGCTTGTGACCAGCCACCGTCACCAATGATTTCGTAGCCCGACTTGGTTTTCCAGCGTCGATTCATTCCCGACAACGGCGCGGCAGCCGGTACGGCCGCTTTGGCGTCATCGATTACGGACTTGACAATTTCTTTGTAGTCGCGCGTAATCTCACGGCGCAAACTTTTATCAATCTTGTTCAATTCGCGTAAGGCCTCTTTAATGCCGTACACCTGCACACTGGTATTAACGGCCACGGCGTTTCTCCTGTTGCTTCTTGGCTAGCAGCAGCACGGTAGCCAAATCCTCTACATCAAACTCGATGCCGTTGGGCCAGTAGCCGGTAGCCAACAGCAGCTCAGCTAACTGGCGTCTGATGCTGCCGCTGCCGTAGGGTTTGCGCCAGCGACCTCCACGACGCTGAAATCATCCACCGACTGCAGCCAGGCGTCATAGTCACGGCCTTCACGCTTCTCAGCGTGTAGCACGTGCCACGCCATGAACATCAGGTCGTCAATACCGATGCCGCCCTGAAGATCGGATGCGCGGCGCTTGAACTTGCGTTCCCACGCTGCGGCAGTTGCGATAGTCGTGGTGACCGTCTCGCTGACTGATTGTCCTGCCGGTGTCTTGAAAGACACCTGGATTGTCAATTTCATGCCGTTGTGTCTTCGACGAGCGTGCCACCAGTGATGGTGATTTCAACTTCCGACAATTCGCCGAGCGAGGCGTTCACCACGTCAAGCGACTCAAGGTAGCCGCCAGTGATCTGGAACTCGGGGTTCGTCGTTGTGATGCCGCCGCTGGTCGGCTTGACCGCAACGTAGACGTTCGTGCCGACCAGGCTGGTGAGGTCAACGTACGTGCCAGGCGTCGAGCTGTATTCCATCAACAGCGTGGCCGTGACGGTGACGTTGGTGAGGCCGCCCACGTAGTTGCGGGCCGAGGAGCCGAAGCTTGAAGCATCGAGCGCTTCGCGCGCTTTGGTAATGACCACGCTCTTGCACTGGTCGGACAAATCCTTGGTCGAGGCCGACGAGGCTCCGATGTTGAAGGTCGGTGTTGCGAGGTAGGTGGTTGCGACGGCCATGTAGCGGTTCTCCTGTGGTTTGCGGCCGCTGCAAGCCTTGTGGGCAGTCTAGTAGGTCTACGGTGCGACTTTGGTGCGTATTACGAGCTCATAGGCCGGATAGTCAGCGCCACCGTAACTGACCGTTGTGGGGCGCGCTGTGTTGAGGCCGATTTGCGCGGCTCGAATCAAATCAGCCAGGTCAAGCAGCTGATCGAGTGTGCGGTTATCGCCGGTGCCCATACCGACAATTACGACACGGAATTCCATGTCGGCCACCACGTTGCTGGCCATCTCGATGGTTGGCGCTTCAACGATTGCGCACGGCACGTTGATGTTGCGCGGATCGTTAAACACGGTCAGCCCGGTAATCGTGCCAAGCTTGGTTACCAGCTGGTCGTAGCCCTCTTTGAACAGCGTGTCAGGCATTAGGCCACCTGCGGCTTACCGACTCCGAGCAGGCGAAGTATTTGACCATAGTTGCCTGTGACCGGGCCGCCTGTGGCCAATGGGTCAAAGCTGGCAAATGCTTCTGTGCTGCCTCGCTCACGGTACAGAATCGCTGCGTATTGCACCGCTGCAAGCTTGCAATCGAGGCTGGGCACGGTTGTAGGCGAATCCCAGTACCCAGCCTCTTGCCTACGACGATAAGCGAAAGCGTTGGCCGCGCCAAGCGCCATTGTCGCCACGTCTAGGTCGGCGCTCGGGTTGGTAAAGGTAAAACCGAGGTAGTCCTCTAAATCGCCCAGGGCGGCCCACGTGCACGTAATCGAGTACGAAAGGCTGCCGCTCGCGGCCTGCCGCGTCACGTTGTCTGCAGTAAGCGCAAACTGGATTTGATTAGGGATGATTACCGCGCTGTCGTAAAGGTAAT